TCGATCATTATGACAATAGAGGTGCATATGAGCATTAAAAAGTAATAATGTTGACTTCCTCATTGTTAAATACCCGGACTTCTTTCACCACACGCCGGATTAGATTTTGTTTATCCTCAAATGTAAGTTCATCTGGATTCAAGGTAAGGTAATACTCCAATGTCTCCTGCAACAAGTTTCTGCTGCTTTCCATCTGCTGCATCTCATCAAGTTCTGAAGTGAGCTGTTCCAGCTGAGCTTTCAGATGTTCCTCTTTGTCCGCCAACTCCCGGAGCTCTTCCCGAATTTCATCCTCACCCATGCCTATATCGCTGGAGAACAACTTAATGAGTCTCTTCCGGGCTGCCCGTGTTTTCTCTAGGTCCCGTTCGATCCGGGCAATTTCTTTGTCAGCGAATGTATCCTGGCTTTCCTCCAAGCTGGCTGCTGCGATTTCTTCCGGCTGAGATAACCACTCATGAACCTTTTCCCATACGGCATTGTCCAGGTCCTCGCATTTAACCTTCATGCCGCAGCCTTTGAATTTGGCGCCTGATGTATTTTTGACATCTGAATATTCTAATATATACTTGCCCCAGTTCTTGGACCGGCGTCCCGTCATCGTGTTGTGACACTCTCCGCAGCGCACAAGGCCAGAAAGCAAATACTGACGAAGGCTATCTTTGGCAAACCGGCGCCTGGACTCCCCTAATAACTTCTGTGCCTGTTCAAACTGTAGCTTGCTAATAATTTGTGGACAATCCACGTATATCCATTCGCTCTCAGGTCGTAGTTTCATTTTAACTTTCTCGCCTTTGGGCTTATGTTTATTCCCGAGCATGCCCTCGGTGTTCCATTTGTTTTGCGCAAAGCGGCCGGTATACGTTTCATTCATGAGAATCTGCCGGACTACTTGCTTATGCCATACCTTGCCGCCACGTTTTGTAGGGATCTGGTTATCAGTTAAGTAAACAGCTATACCGTTGATACCTCTGGCGATGTCATTTGGTCGAGTGAACAGGTTAAATATGAGTTGAACCACCCTGGCCTCATCATCATTTATGACGTACTCGTAATTTTGCTTGTCGAAATTATATCCATATATAGGGCTGCCCTTAATGACCTTCCCTTGCTTGGCTTTTTCTCGCCGGCCGCGTGTCATACGCTCATTGATCTTGGCTTTCTCAAATTCCGCGATAGCACCACGCATGGAGTAAAATAGTTGGCCCTCTGGTGTTTTGGCATAGTCACCATTGATAAAGACCAATTCAACCCCGCGGCGCTCAAATTCGTCTGTTATGATAAGCTGCAGCATCAGCTTACGTGCTAACCGGTCCGGATCCAGGACAATGATCTTTGTAATGATGCCGTCTTTCACGTCCTGCCGCAGCCGGTTTAGGTCTGGACGCTCCAAAAACTCACCGGATATGCCCTCGTCCATATATATTTTGACTTCATCCGTCCCGGCCTTCTTCTTCCCCTCCCGGATCTGGAAGTCTATCGAGAATCCCGATCTTGCTTGTTCTTCGGTCGATACCCTGCCGTAAATGCCGATCATGTATTACCCTCCCATACTTCTCGATAAGGTAATGATAGCAGTCTAACCGAATCTTGTCATGAGATTCTCCAAGCGTAAATTCAACATGCACCTTTGCATCACCTCGATTGAGGATATGCAGTTACGGATTGTCCTCTTGCCCAAATAAAAAAAGAGCCGATATTCACGACTCTTTAATAGTCCATACTCCCTGCATGCTTCCAGACTCCACCAAGATACCAATACGTATCTACCCGTCCCTTAGTCCGAATGTTGACTGTCATGAACTCTTCAGGATCTTTGACCTCATCCAATGAGTAGTACCAATTCTTTTCTTTGAAGTACGCCAGAGCATCATAATACCATGAAGTTACCTGATCATTATCTTCGGCTGCATTGGCTATGTCTGCGCCGGTGCAGTCTGGCCATACTCCTTTAGCTCGCATATGCTGGGCAATGTATTCGCATAGTTCCAACATAAACGGGGATGTGATAACCACCTTATGCGCCTTCTTCCTTATCGTACAAACACTGGAGTAAATTAGTCTCAAGGGCTTCTTTTTCTTTAAGCAATGACTCGTACTCTTCTTTAAGTGTATCATGTTCCAATTGAAGTATCTCGTATGAAGATAACGGTTGTCTTGCTAAGACCAGATCTCTGTCACCTGGATAAAGATTATGGTCAGGATCAAACCAAACGACAAACAGAAGGTTTTCGATCAAAAAACCGTGTACTCTTCCTTTAGCTTGGGATATCGAAAACTGTGTTGTATCGTTCTCTATTTGCTTTACTTGCTCAGCTGTCAAATGATCATACTTATAAGTTACCTTGCTCCAATCATGCGAGTGTACTCTTAATGGCTTGCACTGCATGTACTCATTTAATGACATGTTGGATACGTTCTTCATTACTTCCATAAGATCCATAAACCAACTTTTATCAGCGTTTCCGCAATTAAAGGCTTCATGCTTTCCATCGAAGTATCTCCATGAAAATACGATTTTTTCTTTGCTGTATGATTCTAATGACTCCTTAAAAGACGGGGTTACAAAAGAACCTTGACGATATCCGTCAAGGTTTGGTCGTGGGATTCTGTTTTGTCTTTGTTGCCGCGGTCTATTCATAATCCCAGTTCCTTTTTGTAAAACGTAGAAATATCGTAATCAGAAAGTTCGTTGTTAGATGGCTCATACGGCTTCAAATCACCACGTGCATTCAGCCAAGGAGACTCTCGATGAGTCAGATATTCCAATTGATTCCCATCAAGGTCCCCGTAAGATTCGTATACTTCCTCGATAAATTCAAGAAGTTCCGGATCGGAGCCTATTTCAGAAGGTATGTATTGTTCGCGTTCGATGTTGCTCCATCCGTAACTCTTATATGTATTGTACAAATCGGGATCAACCGGGCCATGAATCCAAGCTTGAAAGTTATTGTCAAAAAGGCGTTTGTCGTTCAGGGCAAGATACCAAGAGTAAGCGTAATAGCATAGCTTTTGAAGCTTTTTCGGTGTCATGGGCTCAAAGTTCAGAAAGGTCTTAGCTATGCTGTGAACATTCACTGCAGAAGCTGTTTCTGTAGTCATTTTCCTCACCTTATCAATATAAATTATTCGAGCCATGGAATTCACCGCCCTTTTTAGATTAATTTTATTCATAAGTCTAACCCTTATGAAGGAAATATATATCCCATTAACCTAACTGGCAGTTAGTAAAACCCATAATTTGGCTCAAACTTACCTATCATATTACACTAGTTTTTTAAAAAAGAAAGAATAATTTCTTAAATAATAGGAAAATAAGACTATTCTCCGACAATTATCCAACAAAAAAAAGGGCCCACCATGTAGGTAGGCCGGTTGCAAAATCTTTGTTTTTTTAGTGAGATGGTTGCAATAAGCTTTTGTCAATATCAAGTCAAATTATTCCGAAAATTATTCCTAGCTTGCTTTATCTCCATCCTTCAGTGTCTTATTCTTATTGGCATTGTACTCCAGGCACGCCTTTTCAATCGCCGCGGTGATTTCCTCGACAGACAGTTTGATTCCTACGTCACTCAGTTTACTTGATGCGTAGGTAAAGGCCTTGTTCAGTTTGTTCCGGCTGGACTCGTTCTTGAATGTCGCCTCAGCATATGCAAAGGCTTCATCAGCGATCTTATGAAACAATTCGCGCTGCGCCTTATTTTTCATTGTATCGATTGATGCTTTGGCTTTGATCTGGAGATAACCGAAGCCGGCAAGAACCAAGACGCATAGCAGCTTGATGATTTCAACAATAATACCAGACAGTAACGGTGAAACTTGATCCCAAATGCTTTGCATGATAAAGACCTCCTTATAATTTTGGATAGATGATAACGTTATATGGTTCAGACTTTTCCCAATAAATGCGGGCGCCCAACTGGTCCGTCAAGTCCCGGGCCGTCACGAATCCTACGCCGTTAATCAGTTTGGTATCGACTGCATTGCCATTGATGGTAACCTTACCTTTGACATAGTCGATCGTACCTCCCAACATTTCGCCAACTGGACGGGAAGGAATCCAGGTGAAGTTGTTGATGTTATACCCGATAAAGGACTGGTTATCGACCGTTACGGTCATTTCAGGATAAGGGGTATTGCTTGGCGTTGGTGCTTTGGTATCTACCCTGAAGTACTCCTTCAAGCCTGACACGATTTCTTGAGCAAGCTTGGTTTGAAAATTCCCGTCAAACAGTATGGCCTCTTCTGTCGGATTGCTCACGAATCCCGGTTCCAGTAGGATTGCTGGCATGTTGGTATGCTTGGTGACGTACAGGTTTCCGGTATGCAGTCCGCGGTCCTTCAGCCCAGTTGCCTTGAGTACGTGCTTATGGATGACTTCGGCCAAGGCTTTGCTGTCGGCACGCGTATAATGCGTCTCAGTGCCCGTTGCAGTTGTGCTCGCACTGTTGGCATGGATAGAGATAAAGGCGTCTGCTTTGGCCTTATTAGCGAAGTCTGAACGCTCTTTAAGCTCCAGGAATACGTCCGTGCTTCGGGTCAGTCTAACCTCAAGGTTTGTATCATTTTTCAGCAGCTCGTTGACTTTCAAAGCAACGGACAAGTTGAACGCCTTCTCCTGATTCTTCTTGCTGTATCCGATGGCGCCCGGATCCTTAGCTCCATGGCCGGCATCAATGACGATTAGTCTTTTCATTCTGTTCATCCTCTCTGATTGGTCTCCCGGGCTCGTTCCCTCTGGTAATAATTTCGATGATGTATTTAAGCTCGTCCGAGCCACTTTCCTTAATGGTCTTATAGGACCACTTAATTTCTTCGACTGCCACTTAGACCCACCTAAACTTTCTATATTTTCTGTCGCCCATTTGCGCCATTCTTCATTGTCATCGGTAAAATAAACAGGGAAGTGGCTCTGCATCCACTTTCGTACCATCTTCATGCCAGAACGCTTGCCGAAGAGGTAGAAAATATAGATCAGAAACACTTCCCATTTCCAGTTATTCAGGTTTTTAATGATGTAATAAATGATTTCATATAGCAGTTCTATGAGGTTCCACAAGCTCTTCCACCACCGGATACAGCAGCAAGTCTCTAATTTCGGGCCCGAGTATGGCAGCTACCAATCGGAGGGTTCCCTCTGAAACGGTACTGCCTAGAGACTCTGATTCGTCCAATTCAATGTATTCCATCGTTCCCCCAACACAAAAAGAGCCCGGGACGCTTTCCCTGAGCTCTTTACGACGCATACTTTGCGATTTGTATTCTTAATTTACCATTTTAGGGATATTGCGTCAATCTATTTTATCTTCTGTAAACCAAATTCATCCATCAGTTGTTTACGGGCTACCTCACCAGACTTATCAAGGGCCTTCTCAACCTTCTTAACCTTGGTTGAGGTCTTCTTGTTTGGATCGATTTTGCTGATTCGTTTAGCCGTTTCCTCACCTTGCAGTTGCGACAATCTCGAGAATTGTTCCCCAGTAAGCTTGTTACCTTGAACCGTCTTTCCAGGTACCCGCGGTGCCAATGTATCATCGCCTGTCTCAGTGATAAGGTCCACAATTAATTGGGCTTCCGGAGAAAGCTTGTAACGGGACGCAAACCCTGGATTAAGGAAAACGTTAGTCAAGCTGTTGTCCTGATAATGCGTTTTAGGTTGTCCCAAGGTATCGAATTGCTTAGGAAGCTTTTCGGCCAGTCCTGGAATCTTGGCTTGTGCCTTGTTCAGTGTTTGCTCAAGCTTATCAGGCGAATAAGTCTCGCGCTTGTAGTTATCTCCAAGCTGCTTGACCTGATTAAAAGCAGTTGGTACGAACGATGATGGAATGTCGGAAAGAATATCGACAATCTTATCTGTTACAGTCTGTCCAGGATAACCGGAAAAAGCGTCATTAAGCCCCTTAAGGAGCGATTGCTCAGACAAGGTATTTACCCCGCCAGCAACGCTGTTAAATGCTGCACCAAGAGCCCCTGTTGTTGTCTGTTGGGCGTCTTTATTATCCTTAAGGTTGCTGTTGATATTCGCACCCATAGATAACGCCACGGAAACCGGCTGCATCCAATCGTAAGTGTAAAGTAGATCATTAGGCTTGAGAGCAGCAGCTTTAGGATCAAATCCAGACTCAACAAACCGTTGAAGAGCCGATAGATTGACTTGGTACTGTCCTTGTCCTGCTGATGTCTGTAAGGCCCTAATATCCTTGTCCTTACTCGCTTGTCCAGTCAAAATACCGTTATCCATCAAGTAATAGCCCATTCCAGTAAATCCTGCAGTACCGACTATTGCACGGGTAAGTGCCATCGTTGCTTCGGCGGGATCATTTTCAGCATAACGAGCTCCTTTATAGAGAATATATGCTGAACGAAGAAATCCTGCTGGGCTATATTCGAACGCTCTCATGAGCAATGCACCCGGGGTTTTAGGGTATTTCAAGATCAAATCACCGGCGCCAAAGTCTATAGAGCCTGTTGTTGCCTTATTCAATCCTCTTTTAAAGGTTGTCATGCCACGGGATATGAGGTTATTGTCCTGGAATGTCACATATTTACCGTATTTATCAGCAATTTGTAGTATGTTTTCATCTGCTCGAGTAATGAAATCCTGAACATATTGCTTTGTTGGTTTGATGCCTTTATTAATTGCATCAAGTGTACCGAGTTCACCCAACGTATTATTATATGCCCGCATATAAGCAGCGTTGTCAAAGCTTCTGAGAGCCGCACCAAGAGACTTTTCAAGGTAAGTCATTGGATTATACTTTCCGCGGAAAGCTTGCCCAGAAAGGTCAAATTGCGTCTCTAGACCGTTGATATTGACGCCTCTCCACCCTGCCTTTGCTCCCTCAAACCAGTTCTTCCAGAATTGACCCTGGTTATGCGTTCGGAAGGTGACGTAACGGTCACTGCCTGTGAGTTTGGACCGGGCAAAATCGATTGGGGTAGCCAGCAATTTGTTAAGGCGTTCAGCACGATAAAAGAGCTCGTTCCCCAATACGTTACGAACTTGGGTCTTAGGGTTAAGCAGCTGTGCCATGGTTTGGGTCGTACTGATCTTCTTCCATATGGATGGGTTATCTAGCGCTTGCAATATGGATTGAAGATCCTGAGAAGCCAAGCGCTTTTCTTCTCCTGATAGGCTGGACACTCTCCGGGCCAGCACCATGAGTGATTCTGCTTCTGCAGGGTCAATGTCCTTAGTCTTGATTACTTTCTCAGTGAGTCTCTCAGCCTTGCTTACCGTCTCACTAGTGATTTTCTTTGCTGAAATTCTCAATGCTTCTTCAGACCGATTGTAGATGTTGGCAAGATAAGGACGGATATCCTCACCAAATTCTTTTACCATCTCTTCAGACCAATCAGCGAATTTTACAATGCCCTTTCCGAGCTTTGAAGCTCCAATAATGGCGTAGTCTGCATATACGTCCAGTGGGGTCGAGCTTAGGCGATTACCACGCGCCTTCAGACGCTCTCTCGCCGCCTGTTCCTGGGCTTCAAGGAAGGAGACAACATTATCCCTTACCCTCTTGTCCTTCATCTCTCCGGGCAATTTAACATGCTTAGGATGGGTCTTCTTGGTAGTCTCTTTGATAAACTGTTTAGACTCATTCACAAACCGTTTAAGGGCGTCTGTTTCAGCAGACGTAAGCTTTTCCCCGGTTTTAGCGCGTTCAAGAATGCTTATCACATCGTTAGCCAAGCCCTTAACACCAGTCATCTTTTGCGTGACGCCTGCTAATTCAGTAAGTCGAGCAGCCATATCGGAAGTTACCTCAACGCCCTTCTTACCTGCCGGTAGTCCCTCGTTAGCCTTATTTGCTATCTGTTTGGCCCGAATCAACACACCTTCAGGGGTCAAACGGTTATAGATAGACAGAGACTGAATAAATTGACCGGCTTTTGTAGCCTCCGTAGCCACTTTGTCAGCGATGGATACTGCCATGTCATAATTGCCTTGCTGATTATAATGGTCGATCAGACGCTGGGCTGTTGCTGACTTCGTTGCATCAAATTTGGAGTCGTTCAGGACGTAGCGTGTGGCCTCGTCGATGTCCTTGGACACCTTGCTGTTTGCCTTTTGGACCGTTTCTGCATTGTTGATTGGCGTGTATTCGGACTGAAGACGATTTACAAACTCCTCAGGCGTCTTTTCAGATGCCTTCAATGTTTCCGCAAATCCTCTTTCCTTCGGCTTCGTCGGTGAATTGTTAATGATCGGCGCTTGTCCTTCGATAATCGGAACTTGGCTTTCAACCGGCAAAGGATTCGCCTGATTTGCCCCTCGTCTTAACATGAAACTCGGGATGTCCTCCGTTTTAATGCTCAGTGGATCCGTGATTATTCCCGTTTCAGCCGGAGGAATATTTTGATTAACCACCTCCGGCGTCTTAAGTGGTGCCGGCGTCCGCTCTGCAATCTCCGGTATTTTAACCGTTGGCTCCACCGAATCGACGGAATTAATTACGTTTGATGCTGCTCTTGAACCTGCCCGGTTAAGTGCTGCTCCAATACCACCACCTAATGCACCTAACCCCAGACCTGCTACGCCGCCGATAGCCGCGTCCGTGAGAAGTTCCCTACCGCTTGCATTACCGTCATTAAGCAAGTTCTGTGCAGGCATCTGAATGGTACCAGCGATCCCTTCAGTTAATGCGCCTCTGGCAATGCCTTGCGCCGTCTTTTGGCTTACACCTGGTATCGTTTTAGCGAGCGCATTAACGGCCCTCTGTCCTTTGCCTGTCTCAAGTAAGTTTCCGACGATCTTGTATGGTCCAGCCACCGTTCCGGTGCCAAATGGCGCACCAGATGGGACCAACATAGGTGAAATGTTCCGCCCAATCCAGTCGGCAGCCGAATCCACGGTTTTATTACCTGTCGAATCCACGGTATTCATAGAAACGCCTGGTATATTAGTTGCTCGTGATAAGAGGTTGCCTCCTGACCATCCACGAGTAACGGCATTCATTACAGTCGCGAATTGTTTAACACCAGGAGGAAGTTTATCAATCTCCTCCTGGGCTTTTTGGTATTCTGTTTTCGGGGTAGTGCTTGGCTGAAATTTAACCCCTGTGGTCTTTTCATATGATTGCTTCGCTGCCTGATCGCCATTAACTGCCCTCATAAGGGTAGATGAAGTAACGGGATTAGTTGCCGTCAACTGTGGAGGTAATGTTTTTTTCAATTCAGCTACACTTTTACCTTTGTTAGGCTCAAGCGCCTTTGGCTTTGGTCGAGTATCTGGAATCATTCCAAGGTCCATCTTTCTTTGTTCAACAAAGCTTAGACCACCGCCAGTTGAACTATCGCTAGATAATCCAAGCTGTTTTTTTCTCTTTTCGATAAACGAATCCGCCATGCTGCACCTCCTTATGAAAGCATCTTATAGTACTTAGACACACCGTTGATCCAGTTACTGTTAAGGTTATTTGGATCGTTGGACGCGCCTACCGGAGCGTATTTCTTTTGTATTTGTTCAATCGTCGTCAGACCCTTATCAATGTAATTACGCTTAAGATTGGACGCCATCTTATCGATTCCGTCTTGAAGTGAGCTAAAGGTCATCAGTCCATTCTTACCCATCATTCCGCCCACATTGTTCTTGTTCTTTGCAGCACTGCTAGATCCATTACCTGTCTCATGAATCGCAATAGCAGCAAGTAATGCAGGATCAATTCCATACTTTTGACCTGCTGAAACAAAAGCGTTTCCTTGGCCTTTTAATGCGCCACTCAACGTTTTATTCAAGTTAGCCCCACTTACCGCGCCTTTCGGGAGAGTGGGGCCTACTACTTTCCCGACGTTGGACTTGGGGCTGGTCCGTCCCATGGCAAACCATACCGTTGATAAAGCTTGTATTGGTCATACTCACTTAATGGCGCCGTGAGAATCTGCTTTTCAATAGCATCTGCATTAAGTAGCGAACCGTCATCAGGATCATATTTTGCTGCTTTATCCAAATAACTTGTAGCGTAATCCTCAGCAGTAACTGGTTGTGTACCCTGAGTTAATGAGCTCTTATATTTCTCCCAATCCAAATCGTTGCTGCTCTGATTAATAGCAAGCATAGCATCTTGATATGATTTCTGATCATTCTGGGCAAGTTCTTTAAGCGCATAATCAAGGCCATATTGACGTTTGTTTTCATCAAATTCAGCTTGCCATTTTTGATCTGTGATCGCATCTCGGGCTTTTTGATAAGCGAATTGTTCCAAATTAAAGTTGTTATCCCATTCGCGTTGCTGTTGATCCAACTGCTGTTGACTCTTCTGCATATCTAACTGTTGTCCCTGTAACGTTCTACCTGGATTCACCTGACTTGCTGAATTATAGGAAACATTAGCGCCAAACTGAGTAGGATCCAAGCCCATTGCTCTCATTTGATTACGAACAGTATCAGCCTGAGCGCTCAGTGCATCACGTTGTTCCTTGGTAATACCTTTGGTCTCAGCCTGTTGTTTCAGTCCTAACAGCGTGTTAATGGCTGTTTGTTGGTCTGGTGTCAGATAATTACCGGTTAATGCAGCATCGGCCCGGGCGTTATCATAACCGCGTTGTTGCTCTCCCGTTACGGAGTTCAGCGCGTTATACACATTACCAAGCTCAGTTTGAGAACGGGTGTCTGCGTATTGTTGCTGACTCATCAGTGGGTTCAGAATACTCATCACGTTGTTGTACTGCTGCTGTTGGCGTTCACGCTCAGCCGCTAGAATCTGAGGTATTACCTGTGTCTCCAGATAAGCAGTCGCATCGTTCTGAATGCCCTGTGCCCTTTCGCCAAGCGCTGTAGAGCGTCCGAATCCGGAAGAACCCATCGATTCTTGTGCAGCTCGTATGCCGGCCTGGGCCTGTTTGTCAGCCTGTGCTTTATAAGCTTCATATTCCGGTGTGCTGCGTGGATCTGAAACCTGCTGATTCTTTGCATAATCCATCAAGTATTTAATGGTGTCGTCGATCTGTGAACTGTATGGATTGTCAGGGAGCTTCGTATTGTTAACGATCTGGTTTTGAAGGTCTCCAATCCTTGTATTAGCCAAAGCATTGTTATAAACGCTCTGATTAGCATAGGTCGTGCCATTGACATTCGCCGATGGAGTAACAAACGGTTGATTGTTTAAGGTAACAGTGCCATTGCTATACCCGATTGAGCTCGGATTATAGCCAGCAGACTGCAAGGCCGAACGCACCGCCACACTCCCGGCAGGAGCTGAGTACGATGGAGCCTGATATGTTGGTGATGTTGTAGTTGTCGGCGTTGTTGGTGTCTTTGGTTGGGAATAGCTATTCCAGGCATTGTTGAAGTTTTGTGCGCTCGTATAAGCAGAACCATTATAGTTCTTATCTGCCTTCATAAAGTTCTGCCCGTTAACTGTTACATATCCGTTGGAATATCCTATCTTGCTGTTATCGATTCCTTTCTGATTAAGCGACTGACGTATACTTTGGTCATATACATTAACTGCCATATGTTCACTCCCTTTAATTTTATTTTGAAATCCGCTATTTTGGGGCCGTCTCTGGCTCTCATGGGATCATCTCCTGACGGTCTAGGTTTAATCTAGGGCATAAAAAAAGGGAGCCAGTTAAACTGGACACCCTTGGGTTATTTAAACTATGAGATCAATAAGATTGTTAAGTGTTAGTACAAATTCTTCAAACGTTGTATTCTTTACTTTCTCAATTTTATTTCTTAGAGCTATAAACTGCTCTGGTGATGCTGTAGAGATGAACTTCTGTAATTCATCCTCGCTCATGTGCACCTCCTAAATTTTAGGGGAACACTGATCTCAACTCCATAATTGTTATGTAATTCTCTAGGTGTTTGGGACAATTTTCCGCATTTACAATGCTTCCATTGCCTATAGTCAATATGTTACAATTGGGTTTAGAAAAGTGTTACCCATTTTTTCCAGTCTGTTACCCTGTGGATCCGCCAAGAAGCACTAGGTAACAAGAAGAGTCGCTATATAGCGGCTTTTTTTATTTGTAACATTTCATGTAATCACTCCCTTCCTGTACTATACAGTTTATCATGCAATGTAGGGGTTGATAAATACCTAAATAAGTACGGCATTATCTCGCATCAGGATACTCTTTTTCGATATTCGGCTTGATACCAAGTTCTGTTAGTATTTGATGGATAAAGATTCTACCTCTCTGCGTCCATTTAGTCATCATTCTAACGTCCGGCGCACCGTCTCTGTGGGTGAAATTAAATGTTTCAGACTGTGTGTATCCTTTATCAGCATAGTTTTTGTAAAGAACCCATTGATCACCAACTTTATACTGTACATTTTGATCCTTCAAAATCTTATTGAGTTCATTTGCAGTCAGTCCGTAATCTTTTGCAATTTGAGTCGTGTTCACTGTGCTTTTTGACTTCAAGATGATGTCATAGTACGCGATCTTCGGAGCAAGTTCAGATACCTTTCTCTCAAGTAGCAATTTCCCCTCTAGCAAGATCCGTCGTTCTTTTTCTTCTTCAATCCACTTTTCTGCTCGAATAATTGGATCATCAATCATATACGAGTGTAAATGAGTGACTTCCTTCACGCGGTAATATTCATCAACCAGCATTTCATATGCTTCCCACGCTTGGTCAGTATTTAGTGATTTCGCGTGCATCCAGGCACCTTTTTCAGTCCATAGGTAGACAATATTTGCATTTACTGCGATTCCTAAATTTTCGGATTTGCTCTTAAACGATTTTAATTCCGCTCCCTGTAAAACATAGAAATGCTTATCTCTTTTATAACGATCTTTGTTATTGTTAAAATTGTTGCTGATTGATTTATTGTCTGTTCCATAAGCTTCCGCAAGTTGATGTGATGTTAAGACTCTTTGCTCTTTATAAATAATTGGATGTTTACTCATGGCGTTTCTCCTCTCATTTTAAGAACTTGAATAAAATCAGAATACCTATCATAATTTCGTTGTTTCAGTAAGTTCAGGTATGTCAGCGTGTTGCTAACACTTATCCACCAATTCAATTCATGTTTTTCATAAAAATCCTCATTATTCATGAGCAGTGTGTCAATCATTAAAGAATCCATGTTCTTTTTCTCAATATCTTTAATTATTACAATCCAGCGATCAAAACCCATCATATCTTCTTGTCTAACTTCCTTTTGCATCACTAGCCATTCGACTCCATTGACGCCTTGAGACAGTTTATCTTTGATAATTTCATTTTCCATCTCATATGCTGCTCTTCGTTCTTCGTACCAAGCGTTGAATGCCTCAACCACATTTAATCCTCCTTGTTATATTCCTAAATGGAATGTAAAATAGTGGTGCGCACATTTTGAATTACATCGCTTCTTCCAAAAGGTCATCAATATGACTTACTTCCAGGATGTTTTTTATTTTTCGTGCGACATCAAGTGAAACATTTTCCGGATTTCTTTCAAGCTTCCCATAATAAGACTGAGAAATTGACAACTTATCCGCCATATCTTTTTGTGAAAGGCCCTTAGTTAATCGGAGAATAGTAATCCTATTTAGATTACGTTTCATGTTAATCACCACCTTTTAGTTCGTTTTGGACTACATAAATAATAATACGCTCAATTAGGAATACTTGCAAGTGCTAGGAGGAATTTTTTTGTCTATTTTTTCTGATCGCCTAAAAATGCTACGCGAACAGGCCGGTTTAACACAAAAAGAATTGGCTGAAATGCTTGGCATGTCTCAATCTAACTACTCGAAATATGAATATGGAACTCGGGAACCAAACTTAGAAAACATATATAAATTAAGTGATATATTAAATTGCAGTATAGATTATTTATTTGGCAAGGAACCTCAACGTATTGAAACCGAAGCTGTGCCAATGCTTAAAGATGTCATTGACGAGAAATTGATATTCGATGAAAGTTCCTCATTATCGTTACCTAAAGAATATACAGAGGGTGAGCCGACTTTTATATACAGAATGCCGGATAACTCAATGACATTGTTGGGACTTCATAAGGGAAATTTCGCAGTAGCAAAGATGACAAATGATATTAATGAGTCAGATATTGTTGTTGTTAAATTGGATGATGAAATCTTGGTTAGAACTATTTCTTACTTAGATGACAAGATTGTACTTTCACCATCCACTACTAAAATGGCACCTCTCTTAGTTGATAAAGATAAAGTTAAGATAGTCGGAAGATTGATAGGTATATTTAGAGATTTTTCTAATGACGAAATTTAGCCAACACAAAAGGACCCTCAATAGAGAGTCCTTTTTTTCTTACATCCATTCATCACTGCCCTGAATTTTTTATTACTTCCCAGCCATCTTTTACTGTGAATATCATTGTTTTACCCGTTATAATATTTACTCTGACTGGATATTTGAATCCACTTCCATTGGTGTATTCCACGTACTTATAAGGCGTAGGATAAATTAGGAATGCAAATGCAATCATCAGGATCAATCCGGATACGACAAAAGCAACATACTTTTTCATGTTACTTCTGCAGCTCAGCCTCGAGATCTGCTTTTTGCTTCTCCAGGTCCGCGAGTTGTTGTTTCAGGATTGGAAGGTCGCGTTCGGCATTGTCGAGGTTGGTTTGAGTGGTCTCAATTTTTTGAACATATCCATTATACTCAGCCTCGCTATATCTTGGAGAACCTTCAGCTTTAAGCTTCTCTAAAACATCCAACGTCTCTTGGCACTGTTTGATGAAATTCAAGCTGCTTTGTTTGTTCGATATTACATTTTCAGCGTTGCGAAGTTTGACTTTCACTTCGCCAATTTGTCCATCCAATTCATTTATTTTCACTCTTATTTGATCTGAGTTATCTTGAATGGTGGATGTACTTCCAGAAGACAGATTGACTTCTTTCGAATCCACTTTGGTTACCTCCAACCCCATTTCGTTAGCAGTTACGCGTAACGGAACATATGTCGTACCGTTAATCACGGCCCCACTACCGATAGATTTGTTATTGATTTTCACATCAAGGACTTTTCCAACCTTACTTCCCAACAAACTGTTAGCAGCCGCGTGTATTTGTGGCGAGAAAGCCACCGTAACCCCCAATGCAAAACCAGCCAAAACTAATGAAAGATTGCGAAACTTCTTCATCTACCGCACCTCATTGTTAGATTTTGGCACCATTATAGCACTTAATTCTGAACGTGGGAATGTGCAGCAATTCCAACCCATGTTACAGTTCCTCCACCAGCAACCATTAGTTGAGTTCCTGTGGGGATTCCACCGTTAAAAGGACCGGCCGAACTCGTCTGTACACCAGATGATGCTTTACCTAATAGTTGTTGATAGAGAGTATTGCTCGTATTAGTATCAAGCAATTCGTCAAAGCCGACACGGACATGCCCTCCAGGTACTCCCGGGATAAGATTTATATCGTTTGATGCCTTGACTGTTAGATCGTAGGATGAAGAAATAATTGATTGCGATGACTGTTGATACATGAACATCGAACCTCCGCCGCCTGCAACAAGGAACTGAGGCGAACCCACCGGAGAAGCCGTTGGATTAATTGTAATGTAACTACTTGGCGAAGCATAAGCCCCAATCAAATCAGAGTTGGGGTCCATTACGACCATCGGATACCCACTTTGGCTACGGATCAATGCTCCCGTCATGGTCACATATCCGTTTATGTTGGCCGTGAAAGTGTCATACGAACCGTTATTAATCCGCATGCCGCCACCGTCAATCTGAATGAAGGCGCCGGCAGCTAGGTCTGAACGGATGGTTACAACGTTGGCATCTATGGTTCCTGCTGTTATGTGGTCAGCCGTAAGCGATACGACATTCAATGAATCCAGGTTAACCAGCAGGTTGTTGTACTTGGATACGATATCGTTAATCTTATCCTTCAGGTCCTGGAACTCTGCCCAAGGAGGTACGCCCGATAAATCCGGTACTGGCATATCACATCATCCTTTCAACCGCACTGTACGCCTTTCTGATCGCTTCAATGCGCTGGTCAATGGACTTGATGCCTTCGCAATCTTCAACGGATTCTAAGGCCGCTCTGTCCATCTGCAGGCTGAATATTTGCTGTTTGTATTGAATAAGACGCTGCTCAATCATTGATTTTCTTTGCTCTGCCGGAAGTTCAATGTAATTCTTCTTCGCCATTGTATTTACATTTTCCATAATATCCTCCTTATATTTGAACAGGATGAGTTTTAAAGTAACGTTCAAAGCTGTATAAACGGAATGGGCCGGTACCTGAGAACCTGAACCTGATCCAGTTGGCGATAGGTACCACGTCCAATGGCACAATGATGTTCTGATTCTGTGCTGACGATGAACCTTGTATCGGATCGCCTATGGTCTGCCATGTGTTCCCCTGGTCCGTCGATACTTGGAAAGTTACCGTTGTTCCTGTCGGCGCGTACATCTGGGCATGGATTTCATTATATTCCTTCTCAGCCTCAGAACGGTCAAAGTCTTTTGTCTCAACCATCCAGGCGCCTGTTGTCGTTGCGGCGTTCAGCTTATAGGTCATGCCAGCCACATTCCCGGCGTACACGGCATTATTGAACCGGACACCGTATAAGTATTGTTCGTTAATTCCGGCCACCTGCCACGTTTTAAATCGGGTATCATACACCAGACGGATATTAGGCTCTGTTGCAGTATCGATAACAAGATTGAGGTAATACCGGAGTCCGTCCGTGAAAGCACAGCATTTGCTCAGATAGGTCTGATTGATCCGGCTGATGAACGTGCGCACTGGCTCACCAATCCGGTTCGCTGCACCGGCTGCTCCTATATAAACATCATCTTGCCCGAGCCATGCTAGGAAAGAGCCCATATCCACCAGCGTTTTGGGATTGACGCACCCGATATTATCCGAAGATGGCACCAAACGATAAAACGCCCTCGCATCTCCTGTGTGGTAGATCAATGCGAACGCGTCTTTTTTGAATACCCATATGCAGCCGCCAAAGGTGGTCATGGCCGTTACCGGACCGCCGTTGGCCGTGTAATACTGAACAATGCCGCTGTTCTCGGCTGAACTCCAATCCGTGGCATCTTGGAACGCACAGTAATGAATCTGATCCTGCGATTCGTCACTTGGCACATTGGAGATGAACACCCGAAGGTTATCCGCTGCCACGATACGGCCTTTAGGAGCCGATGAGAGCGTGTTTAGTGTTGACCCATTCCAATACCTTACCGTGTCGCTTCCGTTCGTCAGAATGAGCGCTGGGCCGTTTATATCGAAGTTTGCGGCGCTCCAGTCAATTGAACTGAATGATCCGCTGATATTGTTCCATGTTCCGGATGAATTGTATTGCAGCGTTGACCCTACCGCCCGGACCAGCTGCGTGCTTCCGAAGTTGGTTAACAGGTACGTCCTTGCATTCCCTGATGCACCGTAAGCAACTGGCGCCTTGGCCGTGGACTTTGCCGGGTAAAATTCGTCTGTGTCCCATCCGTACTCATTTACGGACTGTTCGTCCTTGATGTCAAAGCTGTTGATCCCGGTGAAGATGCCGCCCGATAACATTACCTCTTGCCGGCTGTCGCCCCGGGTATCAAGGTTTCTAGGGTACATCTGCCATTGTGCCATTATCTCCACCACCTACATCCATGGTTTCCGGCTCGAGGCATCACGTCGATCGGCGTTATCCACTCAGGCTCGTCTGTAACCTCTTTCCACAAGAAATCATTGATTAATTCCTCTCTTGAATTCGCGTAATTGCTGACCATCACGATATCCTTTCTGGCCTCAGCAATCCGCCGCAGGACACCATACTTTAGGATTTCCAAGTACTTATCAGGTACGGATATCTGTGAAGTACCATCTACGATGGGCGATGGACTAGCATCCAAGAAGAAGTAAACATAGCGCCCGGTCAAATCCGCGTTAGGGACGTTGATGTAGATTTTATCCGATCCCAGGAACGTGTACCATGGGGAGTATTCCGCCACGACGTTGTTGAAATCCCGGTAATACGGAAGATCATCGAATACCGGATTATCCTTGTCAGCGTTTATTTGAATCGTCGCTGCCCGTACCTGATCGATGTATTTAAGCTCATCAGGCCGATAATAAAGCTTAGACCCAGTAACCAAGGGAATTGGCACCGGGTCTCGCTCGATCTTGAAGTTATTGAAGATATCGTTTTGTTCGTCGTTCATCCACCCGTACTTTTGGGTATCAGTGAATGTATTCCGGTATCGAAGGTTGATATCCGGCAGCAGTTCAGATGCCAACATGGTTACTCACCGCCTGTGATTGGGGCACGTTCTGTCGCCTTGATAGTATCTGCTTGCTCAGCCGAGATCAGCTGCTTCTGTACTGCAAGGTCAATCTGTTCAACGGTTGCCCGGTTGTTTACCCAGTTACGAAGGAAAAGGTTATACACTGCATCGCTCATTTTACGCGCCTCCTAATATGATTTGCATGATAAGCTCGTCCTGGTCGGCTTGAGACTTTTCCAACTTCTCCATTCTGGTTAATTCGACTTGTGCAACGTCAGGAACGTATTTTTCTTCTGACCATTGACCGTTTTCGTATTTGCGGTAAACGTAATAATCATAGTCATAATTATCGATCAATACATGTTTACCGTCATCAATCATGCCAAGGGCTTGTTGAACACCGATGCACACGTTATTTTCATTAATAAGTGCTAAATTTACCAAGACTATCTCCTCCTTATGGAAATTCAACTACAAAGTAGTTAATTGTACTCGCTCCAGTGACTGTATATAAGGTCAGACTACTGTTCGAAACGAAACTAGCCCTCTTTAAAACTGCTGAACTTGACGAGTTTGTAGACTTATAACTCATAAAAGTAATCGTTTTAGCCGTATTAACGATAGAAATAGTCACGCTTGTGGTACTATTTCCTGAGCCTGCTATTGTTCCCTTCTGTAAACTTTTCAAGTTTTGGAACTCTATCAATTCCCACCGTGCACTTGTTTCAAATGTGGTTGTCTCAGAGTTTATTGAAAACCGTATTGTGGTAGAATCAATTATTTCCCCAAGCACCTCAGCTTGTGCCGGAGAGGATGTATCTGAAACCACATCTGTTTTCAAGACAGTATTAGCAATATCTATTGCTGACACAGGAACATCAATTGATATTATGCCAGCCCCGTAAAACCGCGTGACTCCACGTTGGACGCTTTTTATATTTCCACCAGTCAAAGTACCAGTGACTCCAAATATGGAAACTCCACTCTTGATATTGGCTGCCACAAGATTTGCATCACCGGCTACCATACCTCCGGATGTGTATCCTGCTGCAATATTCTTACTTGCAGTGCCTGGTGTTATCGTTCCCAACGCCCCGTTATTCGGCATCATCCCTGCCGTCCCGGCAATCGTTGTTCCAGTAAGAACCTTGGAAGCGTCAAACGTAACCGCCTGAACTGACCCGTTTCCATCGTGATACCCTTTAGGAATCGGCTTGATTGTTGCTCCAGGCGTAATTGTTACCGCGCCATTATCAGGCATATTACCTGTTTGAACACCGTTATCATTGGTGAAGGTTTCGCCGGCAATGACTTGATCAGGTTTGGCCGTACCACCGGTTTGCGTTCCCGGATCCAGCGTACCTGTGACATTGAAGATTTGAACGCCAAGACGAATGTTACCTGCCTGAAGGTTACCGCTGCCAGCCACGGTTCCACCGGTTGTATATCCAGCCGGAATAGATTGATTCGTGGTGCCGGGTGTAATGGTCCCAAGGGATCCGTTGTTAGGCATCGTTCCCGTGATAGAACCAGCTGCATTCGATGCAGTCTGCCCTGCAAGCAGTTTGTCAGCCGTAGCAGAACCGGTTGCTTGAATGACGTTGCCCGTCACTCCAAATATTTGAACATCCTTTTTGATGTTGCTTGCAATAAGCTTGTCGCTACCGGCCACGGTGCCGCCGGATGTATACCCTGCTGGGATGGTCTGGTTTGTGGTTCCTGGTGTAATCGTTCCAAGACTACCGTTATTGGGCATTGTCCCTGTTCCGGCGCCCAATGTAGTTGAATACGTCTTGCCTTCAAGTACATCCGCGTTTGTCGCGTTTCCTTCGGCCAGAATGGCACTCCCTGTCACTCCGAAGATATCAACGCCTGATTTGATGTTGGCCGCTACAAGGTCAGGGTCACCCGCGACCGTTCCGCCTACTGTGTATCCCTCTGGAATAGGAATATCAGCCGTTCCGGGAACGATGGTGCCCAAATCCCCGTTATCTTTCATCGTCCCTGTCTGGATCGCCAGAGAGCCCGGAGATACGAAGGATTGGCCTTCTCGCACATCCTCAGGCGTTGCACCAGATCTGAGTAAACCTAGCTGCTGGCTGACCATAGAAGGTACTGAATTCACGTTACCACCTCACTATTCATTCACTCTTTGAGACACGTCCTCTTCGACCCCTTTTGTTTTGCAGTCCTTCAGCGATCAATTCCAATTGCTCAGGTTCTTCTGCCCCCTGCAGCAACTGGTTCAAGTTCACGTTTAGTTGTCGAAGTTCGCTCAGCAAATCATTTTTCCAGCGTTCTTCTGGTGTTACTCCACGAAAATGGTTCATGTTTTACCTCACAGTACAAAAATAAGGGAGAGCCGAAGCCCTCCCTACGTTTATTTATCTTCCATCAGACCGGCATTCTGTAGTTCAGTAAGCAGCAAATTGAAGTTCTTTGCCACAAATACCGGGTCTACATCGCCTTTAACATTGATGGGTTTGATATGCTTGATCTTCTTGCTAGGAGAAGATTCCCCGCCCTGACCGGGAAGGATTTCTTTACCCTTAACAAAAAGACGTTCGAAGTCAGTTGGTGCCGACTTTGGAATGGGTGCTGATTGATCAGGTAACTTAGACAACGTTCATCCCTCCTTAGACTGGATCTGAACCTACGATGTGGCGCCAGTTGGCAGCTTCGTTAGCCTCACGGAAGTAACCTAGCCATTTCTGAGCCCCGTTGTCCTCCATGATTGCCTTTTTCTTAAACTCAGGCTGTACGCGCCAGATGTGATTGATCTTGTGACGTGGGCCCATGATCAACCAGCGGTCCGTTGTATCCCAGAAGTCGTTGACCACCAGTTCCATATCCGGTAGTACGTTCTTGTCATTGTTCACTGTACCGGCCACCAGTGCAGATTGCAGGATTGTTGCTGCTGTGAACTGAAGAGCTGCCGGAACGACCAGCTTACGAGGCGTAGAGGAAATTTTCTTTCCGCCTTCGTCGCGCTGTGTACGGAAAAGGATGATTGCATTCTTAAGAGAACCATCAGAAAGTTCCTCAGTAAGCTTGTTGTCCTGTGTACCTCCGGAGTCACCGAAGTTAGGGTGAACGTCAGAGATGATTGGAACGCCATCATAAAACGGCCGATCGTACAGCTCGTTGAGGAATCGGCCAAAGTTTTGTTCGACCGTCTCACGCCCACCGTGACCAGCATCACGAGCCATATCAGCAACTTCACCATACTTGGCGTCATCGATTTGCTCACGCGACATAACCACTTCAACGCCGAATGGCTCGTACTCCGTTACGATCAATGGACCTTGCTTAAAGCGTTGTTCCTTGGCGTTCTCAAGTTCTTTCTTGGATTGCCATGCACCGATGCCGGCAATGATTTGTGTGGTGTGGTTGTTGCTGTCACCCGATTTGTTATTGGCAACCCGGGACCATTGTTCCGGCTCTTCGTCCCAGCCCTCGAAGAATGCTTCGTCAATTTTTCGTGTATAAAGGTTGTTAAACTGTCCTGTGCTCATCGGCATATCGGATCATCCTCCTTAAAATACCAGACCAGTGGAAATAACCACGTCTGCTGTTTTGTTTGTGTTGTCATAGGCGATAACTTGGCACATGCCATCGGTTGTATCGTCCAGGTTGATGGAGTTTTTGCCTCCAAGATCAAACTTTGTGGTGTAAAGATCAGCTTCCGTCAGGGAGGCCTTGGTTGTGCCCGCATAAGGGAACCGAAAGACAGAGTTCTTAAAGAGCGTCACTCCAATATTGTCATTGGATGAAACCGTTCCACCAGTCGTAATGTCCTTGTTCGCTACGCCGATCAGTGTTGTAGAACCGGAAGCAGCGACAACCACTTTGCCTGTTGCCGCATTAATTTGCAGCGCATCCCCTTCTTTGATGGTTTGGTTCGCACCAACGTTAAAATATTTGACTACCGCCTGGTTACGGCCGTCGATCATCTCAATAAATCGTGCCATGTATTAGGCCCTCCTTTGTTTTTGTTTCCATTTGCGGTACGATTCCAGGTCATTCGGCATATCCATCAGTCGCCGTGCTTCCTTATCGGAAATACCGGCTTCTTTTGCGGCCAGTTGAATTTCAGGCGGCAATGGCTTTTCGCTCGGAATAGAACCAGTCTCGTCCTTTTGGACAGTGCGCTTTGCTTTTGAACGCTTAGCGATTTCTCGCTGTTGAGCTTCCCTTTGCAGCTGTTTGGCTCTCTCTGGACCACCAATAGCCCAATACGCTTGTTCGGCTGTCAGGCGCCCGCCAGAATCCTTAATAAGCTGCTTGATGGGCTCTTTCATTTGCTTGATTCCGGTAAACTCTGGCTTGTCTGCCAATTCACCGATTTGAACCGTTACTCGCAGGTCATGCAGTTCATCGGACTGACGTTGCTGTTCCAATTGTCCTTGAAGGTAAGCTTGCGCCTGATCCTCATCCCAACCTTGTTCATAAGCCAACTGCGCGGCCTGCTGCTGGATTCTGTTACGTTCAATGGCTTGCTGTGCTGTCGCAGGATCAACACCAAGCTGGTCAAAGAATGCTTTGTATGGATTGAACTGTTCCTCGTATTCCTTTTTCAGCTGCTCCTCACGCTCAGCAAGCTTACGTTTCTCACGCTCTAGGGCCTTCTGGAAGGCTGTCTTTTGCGCTTCGGGTAGATTGATATCCCCCTCATCTTCAGAATCGTCTGGTGTGTCTTCTGATGCGTCAGGATCGATATCGTCATCCTCATAGTCGGAAGTGTCTTCAACTTGTTCATAGTCGTCGACGATCTCCGGCTCTATTTCCTCTTGTACAGCGGCATCCTGTACGTCCGGTTGAGTGTCCTCAGCGGTCATGCCCGAATCACCTTGTTCACGCCATTCTTGCAGATTCATTGCCAATTCCTCCTTGTTTGGTTCCCGGCATCAGAACCCATGTCATGCCCGTGAGCACTGTTCGCCCGGTCAGCACCGAATTGTGCGTATAGAAAAGGGCCATCCCTGCTCTGGGACAGCCCTACTTACCTGCTTTTTTGTTGTCAACCTTTCCGGTAACCTTGTAATCCTTTTTCAGCCCAATCGTCCGATTGTTCTCACCGTACCCTTTCTGGGTTGTGGTGCTTGCATTGGTCTTCTTGTCGGCCATGTCCTCACCACCTTTCGGTATTCTTCTTATCAGTCATCGGTAATACCCTTGTCTGATGTGGTCCTTGACGCGGTGTGTTTTCTCCTTTACTGAAAAGGTGCCGCATGTCGGGCATATTGCTCCGTTTTCGTGATAAAGACTTGGTCGTTCGCATTTAGGGCAAACCGGCAAATTAGCCAGTGGATCAGAGGCTCCATGCCGCATTTGATTACGTATGAAGCTACCAATCACAGGGTCACCGCTCAGTAGGTGATACATATAACGCTCTTCCTTTGAAGTCATATACCTTGTGTTAGCCAACTAACTCACCTCCCGGTACAGGGGCCGGCTGTTGTTGACTCTGCTGTAATTGCATTGCCGCAGCTTGCAGCACCTCAGGCGGTACTTGTGGCGCCCCTTGTGGTTCCGGCATTGGTTGTTGAGGCATCATGCTAGGATCCATTGGAGGCGCGCCCGGTGGTGCTCCAGGTGGTGCTTGTTGCGCTGCATCCGGCTCGTCATCGTTCTTAAGCGGCAGCCCCATTTGATTCCGGAGATAATCCCGCAGCTCGTTGTACTTGATGACTCGGCCCTCAGGATATGTGATATTACACAGATCAAGCAGCGATTGGTAAATAAACGCTTTGTCGGTCGGCAAGCCATCACCAATATTCAGCATGAAATCATACTGTGCATCACGAGTCATGGCCTTTTCATTCGTGTTGCCTTCCCCATCTTCCTCATAATCAGTTAAAGGAACCAGACTCTCTTCGCCTGGGACATCATTTGGAATCAGGATAGGACGTTCTTTAAGCTCGGCTGGGTTGAAGAACTGATAATCCGGTTCCTCCCCGTCGATCCTTACCCACATTTCGTCATCCCAGTTCTCGATTACTTCGTCAAAAAGAAGCTCCAGCACCTCAGACCAACCATCCTTGAACATCTTGGCCTTATGAATGACGCCTTTCTGTCCGGCCTGCTGCAATGCCACAATAGCCGCTGCAGCCGTAACCTGACCGGGCTTCTCGCCTCTTGTAACGTCTGACCGTCCACTTACCATATCCGCCTCGGCAAAAGCCTTCTCACGGCGAACAATCACGTCTGAGCCAACATTTTGCGGAGGTACGATCGACCAAGCGTTATGGTCGCGCATAGGAATACGTAATCCCGGTCTGTTGTCCCATTTCCGGAAGTCGAACCTTTTACCGGCTCCTTGCCCCACAACGATTTGTGGGTTGCCTGATAGCCGGCTGTTCATCCGAATTTGGTCGTCAAGCTCATTGATAAGGTCCTGCGTAGGCATCAGCAGCTCAACGTCACCATATCCCCATGCTGTACCGCGCTTCAGGTAGCAAGGGATCATGACAAATGGATATTTATTCCGGCGTTGTACCTTCACATCCTTATCTCGGCTGTCTTCCAGGACGATGTTATTAGCCACATGAACGCAGTACAGTTCGCCGTCTTCGTCCTTCATATAGCATTCCAGCACCAAAGCACGTTGAGACGTTTCAGGACTTACCTCGTCTGACTGTGCGTCCGCAAAGGTGGACTCAGGATCATACGGAACCGTTACCTCACGGCGTACATATTTACCCCACTTCTCGAACTTCTTCCTAATCCAGCTCAAAGGCCGCGGAACGGCATGAATGACAAATTCCCCATCCTGCAGCAGGTCGGAACGAGCTACTTTAGGATCAGGGAAGAAGTTGGCCGGGCTCACCGGATCAAATTTAGGAAGGCCACGCCCATCCAGTTCATCATCATCGAACCACACTTTGATGATTGTGGTCCCGAGTTCCAAACGGTCATGTTCAGCAACGTTCATTTTGGTAGGGAACTTATTGCGATACAACACAAAGTCCATAAGGTTCTGGGTCTGCTCTGCATACATATCGTCCGATGGCTCCCAGCCTTTGGCGGAAACGTTGAAAGGTTTGTCCACCAGATCACCAATCTGACTCTCGATAATCGAATGAATCATATTGGTTACGCTGCCAGGGTGGTCATGGCTCTGCTGTGGGTTCTGTCTGCTCTGCTTGTAGTCGTCGCATTTACGCCACATCGTTGGTAATCCAAGGTTCTCTTTAGCATCCCATGCCGCACGGAATAATTGCTGCACGCGCTGCGCTAGCTCTTCTTTCTCCTCAGATTGCCGTGGTATGAGACCGTCATCTTTTCGATGCTCGTCTATGATATCAATTGGCTTATCTTGATCGTTCGCCAACATGCTCACCTCCTATCTAAAGTTTTCCCATCCACTTCGTTGTGTCTCCTCTGCCGTCTGGCTCTGCCCCTGATCGCGTTCAAACACCAATTGCTTGATGTCATCCTCCAATTGCTGAATGTACTCTACAGCCCGATTGTGTTCGTCTGTGAGAGTCTTGTGATTCAACCGAAGGGTTGCAATGTTATGAGCTGCGTAATACGATCCAGCGGCCAGTATGGCGACGATAAGGACACATAAGAGTGTATAAAGCATTACCATCCCGCCTTTCTAAACCAAACATCGTCATCGTCCGCGGCGTCTTCGATCTCACTAATGTGAACCCAGTTGCCGCCTGATTGGACATATGAACTGCCTGCAATGGCCTCAGTAACTTCCGTTGATGTATCCGTTATGTCTGCCAGCTCAGTGATGTAGGCGTCCATAACGAGCAAAATAATAGCCGATGACATTACGGTGTCATCATTGCCAGTTGCGGCATTGGTGTCCCCGTTGTCACCGACTACGTATTTAATGCATTCTTTAATCATTCGTTCGGACTTGCATCCAAGCGTACGTTCACGTATGAGCTTTGCTAGGTTATCGATCATCAGCGGCTTGGTCCGGACATCCGTCCACCATCCAAGTTCTTGACGCTCGACATCGGTCACCTTGTCGTATTTCGTGCGCTTATAGAGGTTCCAATACGTATTCTTCATGGCGTTGATTGTCGTTAGGCCGTGATTGTTTTCCTCTACAGCTATCATGGCTTCGTTGTACCAGTTGCCCAGGTTAACCAGAATGGGATTACCGAAGGCATCCGGATCAATATGCCCGTGCCACATGGCTACTAGGTTCTTGTCAGCGTCATACACTGGCGCACATGAAAAGTCACCATCAGCCTTGCCCTTCGCAACGTCAGCGCCGATAAAGTATTCCTTACCGGGTTGCGGCCGTTTCCAAACCTCCAGGTTACCATGCTCATCCTTCACGAACACAGGCCGTCCACCATGGCTCTCCAGCCTTCCAAGCTCTCCAGGTACACAATGTTTCAGGTACTCCATGAGCACATTCACATCAAAGCGTGGTCTGCCTGATGCTAAGAATGATTCTTCTGGTGTACATGGATACTCTTGGGGAAGTTTCTCCCTCAGATCCTTGTACTTACCGTAGTACCAATACAGTTGGTTCCAGGTCAGGCCCTCATGATCCAGCAGCAGCTTCAGTTTCTCGAAGAACTCAGTGGGAGGATTCAGCACATCATGCTTAAACTGTTCCTCACGCTCGGCGTCCTCAAACTTCAGGATGTATTCCGGCGTCAGCCACCATTGATAGAACTTCGGCTCCCAGTTGTTGGCGCCTTTCTCAGCACCGTCCCACAAGTCCTTAAACTCATTCAGGCCGTTTGCTGTGGTTTCTAGGATCTGAATGCTGTCCTTGGTCAAGGCTTCACCCAAACCAGTCATGATGCTGTCTATAGAGTCCCAGAACGCGGCCTCAGAACCATGAAAAAAGTTGATCGTCTTAGAACGACCAACCTCTTTGTTGCCGGCTGTGTTTACTCGCCAGCGGCTATTTAGGTTTTCAAAGTGGAACTCACGGCGGTTGTTGTACTTCTCCGTGGGCTTCAGTGGATCCGGCAGCTGATTGTAAATGTACTTGGCCTTGTCCTCGAATATCGTATTCGTGTTGTCGCCACTGTCGGCCAGCGTGAACCCTGAAAAGTTCTTGCTGATAATGGCATTCGAAAGCTGATAGGCCGTGATAAATGACGTAAATCCCTGCTGCCGACCTTTCAGCACCAGGAACTTCAGATGTAGGCGCCTGCCCTCGCGGTATCCGTCTTTGGCCTTGTTAATGTCGGCAAGAAAGCTTTGCTGCACCTCGTTCAGGAAGAACGGGATCGTGTTCTTGTCCTTATCTACGATGACAAAGGAAATCTCGATCAAATATTCCGGGTATCGTTTGATCTCCTCTCTCACCGCAGCGTTTTGGGGATCAACGATATAATTGACCGCGGCCATGACGAATTCATTGTCACGCTCGATGTTGTGGGTTGTGTCCCACAGTTCCTTACGCCGGTTGATGATGTCTCTGCACGTCTTCATGAGAAGAACTCCTCGAGCTTCTTGCTTACCTTCAGGTCAATCTCTGTCCGATCTTTGAACATCCCGAAATGTTTGGCCACACTATCCAGTGCACCTTTCGCCACGGCTGGATCTGCCTTAAGGTTGGTTTCAATGATCTCCTTATACTGATCTAATACCCATTGAACGCTCATGCCGGATTCCTCTTGCATTTTGTCCGTCCTTTGTCCGATTTCGGACATTACGTCTACATTTGTCAACAAACGACTTGCAGCACGTCTTGCGGCCTCCTCGGTACATTTGTACCCAGCACGCAGATAAGCAGCTGTCCCATTCATGTCCTTCATGTATTCATTTACGAAGTTCATTTGCTTATCCGTCAATGCCATGGTTATCACTCCTTTCACTTTTTATTGATCCATTTCATCAGTACCTTTACCACCACATACCAAAATAAGAGGTATAGAAAGACTTTAACAAACATGTGTACTACCCGCCTTTCGGGTAACAAGAAAAAGCACCCGAAGGTGCTTCTAACTACAGTGATGATCTTATATTTCTTGCATGATTGGATTGGTTGATCTTATTCGACTTCTTATTAGAGATTCCGGCATATTTAATCGGTTCTCTTCTGAAAACTACATCATTATGCCGTACCCACCCTGTGTCTTTAGATAGAATCAGATCAAGTAGTTCCTCCGGATCATCCGTAGAAATGTTTATTCTGTGGTCTTTATCAAATACAACCACTACTTCTCTCTCATCCGACATTTACTCACCTCCCTCCATGTGTCATTTTACATTTTGGACGATGAGTTAAGATTTTGTTATTGTATTGTTCATAAATTCATTTACGTATATCCACTTTTCTTTCAAATCTTCATGAGCGCTATACAGCCAAGAAGTATTTTCATCCTTTTCAGTAATTACTTTCTTTAACTGAAAAATGTAATGATCATATGCTTTGAAGAATGGTTCGTATTCATAGTGTTGAATATCTTCGTAGTCGTTGTAAATTCGTTTTAATTCCAAATAACTCGCAAAAGACAAATTAAGATATCCCAGTGATAGTTGATATTTCTGAGATTTTTCATGTTTATCGATTACCTTATATGAATTTTCAGCGTCCATATAAGCATATCTGACAAGTTCTTGAAATTGTCCTAATTTATATATCCACTCTTTATGATCCAGCATGTCCACCCCCCTTTAGGGATATTTTACCATGTTGGAATCTCCATCATAAACACCTAAAAAAAGTGACGGCTGCTAATTACGCAATTAGGAAGTGTTCTCCTCTCCTATTTGGTATCCGTCACTTTAATTATTGTGTTATTCGGCGCCGCAGGACGCGACGCCCGGTAGATGGATGTAGAAATCAATGTGAACACGGACCGCGCGTGTAGCCATCACGTATTCATCACTTGTTCCTATGTTATCAGTTTACAGAATCGTACCGGACATTTTCCATACAACATATAGGACATTTTACGGACATTTACGCGGTTCTTAGAACCACATCGTCCAGATTTAGTATTTCCGGCACATCGATTAGTGCGAATGCTATGCTCAGTTCCTTCAGGGCTGATTTGTGCCATCTCCGGATTGTCCGTGCGTCCTTGTCGACGTACTCTGCGATTTGTTCCAATGTCTGCCGGTTCCGGTCCATATACTTTCGCTGGATAACCGTCCGTTGATTATCATCCAGAAGTTCATTTACCGCGGCGTCTATAACGCGCACAATTTGCGTGTAATGGCGGTAATCCATTTCGCTTTGTAATGTATTTCCTCCACCCAAACGCGGCTCTCTGCTCCCGTATCCTCCGGCTCTGGGCATCCCTGTATTGTCGTATGGATCATAGCCAGCAATACCGTTGCTGATTGCGAACTTATAGCTCCGGTAATTCTTCAGCATCTCCACGACTTTGTCCTGGTTCATGTTCTCCCTCCTCTACCTTCGTCAGCCATTCCTTTTTGTACGGGAACGCCGATCTACCACCATCTAATACAACATATACCCAATCTTTCGTTATGGATGCGACCGTCCCGACTGCGCCTGACTTTAACTTGACCCGGTCTTTCTTTTCCATGTTCATCACCCCATGAAAAGCCTTTTCCAAAATCCCTTGTCGCTCTGTCGTTCTTCGTCTTTCCGCAAGTCCATCAGAAAGGAATAATACTGCTCATTTGCCTTTTCCTGTTCTCTTGCCATTTTTAACATGATCTCGAGTCTATCTATTGCCCATTTCATTGTCACCGCTGCTTTTTCCGTTTCAACAACCTCTCCCTCATCAACAACGCATATGAGGTCTTTTTCTTTACCAAATATCAAAAACTTTATATCCGATACTCGCCCCAGGCTATGCACATAAACCTTCGCTCCCATAGTGTACTGAACGTCCGTTTCTTGGGTCTCGATCAAAGAGCCGACCGGATCGTTATTATCTATTTCCTCCGAGTAATCCAAGCCATTTTTGATTGCTTCAATTTGTGATTCGATAAAGCTTGGCGGCGCCCCTCGCATGTACATTGGTGCATTGTACACCTTTACCTTTTTAAGTTTGTGTATGTGAACAAGCATATTGTCCTCCCTAGAGAAAAGACGGCTTACGCCGCCTCTCCTTTCGTAAGTGCCTGTTGTTCAAGTAATGTTACCCGTTGCTCGAGCGCTTGAAGGCGTTCCGCAACGCTTCCAGCTGCTTCTGTTTCCAGCGCTCCGTCAGTGTCCCCTTGATCCACTCCGTCGAGCTGGCTTTCGCTTTCTTTTTGAAACTGCGAATCAGTTGGAATTACAACTGCCCCACTGCCCAGTGCCAAATCGTCCTGATTACGTTCCGTTTCTTTCTCGGCTTGTCTTGCAAGGTACTCGGCGCGAAACACCTCTGCCTCTTGGGCAGTTACCTCCTTATACTTGTTTCTCTCGATCCACCCGAAGGTAATTTGTTCGTTCGTTTCCGCAAGCTTAGCCGTGAATGTTGATCCTTTCAAATCTGTTTGCTGAACATCATAAATTGCCGGCTTAGACGCCTCATCAAGCTGCTTTTGCTTCTTGTAATTGTCCAGAGCGTCTTTCACGTCCACAACTTGGACCGCATTTACCGCACCAACAGCAATTTCCTTCCGGAGGTCATCCACCTGACTGTTCAGGCGTGCAATCTCTGCCTTGGCTTCATCCAATTCAGCAGCTGCCGCATCACGCTTGCGCTCCGTATCTTCAAGTTCTGCCTTCAGGTTAGCAATCTCTTTCACCTGTTGGGCGCTCACTTCGTACATTTCATCATACTGTTTCTGGGTATTATCCCTTTCAGTCTTGGCCGCGTCCAGTTGGTCTTTCGTACTCTTGATCTCGCTGAGCAACTTTTCTTCCCGATCCATCATCGTTTGCTGAACAACAGTGCGAAGCAACTGATATGCTGCCTCATTATTGCAAAGCTCGCGCATGCTTACGTCTTCGACCGTCAGATTGTCCAGGATATATGCAATTTGCGTTTGGTTTTCTTCTACCCGTTCCTCATGCTGTGCAAGCCGTTGTTCCACATCCAATTGCTGCGTCAGATCATCCAGTTGTTGCTGTAGGTCTGCAATCTTATCTTCGTCCCGCATGGCTCCACGTTGATATTCCGAATGGATGCTATACCGCAATTCCTCGACTTTTTGCTCAAGCTCCTGGATTGACATGTCTCTTATCCCCCGTTTTCCGAATTTTTAGATTTTTTGGTTTTCTATTGTTTCTGTTCACTTGTTGAGTGACGATTCTTAAATTAACCGAGCGCCTATTATCTAAGGTGTCGTGATTATAATGGTCCACTACCATTCCCTCTGGTATTTCATCAAACAGATAACGCGATAAGTTTACGGTCATTCCTTTTTCCCTACCGCCATATCCTTTCGCCCATCCAACAATGTAGTAAGATTCTGTTCTCCTTGAATAAGTGCAAGTCCACGTTCCTTCGAGTGATTTCGCTTTTTCGAGATCGCATAGATCAATTTTGGTCCTTAGAACTATCCTAGTTCTTGGAACTTTCACAGTGATAATCGCTTCATTCCCTATTATTTCGTAAGAATTTTTCATTTACGACCACCTTGTGTAACTAATTATCGATTTCCTCCGAATTACTCTTATTTACTTATAATTTTACCACATTTTCTTTGATTTTGGTACATTTTTCTTGCTTCAGGATATCTTCAAATATGAATTTGGAACCAATATCTTTTTCCCCACCTCCCTCTCAGACTTGCTAGGAGGCCCATAGTAGGCTTTTTGTACCCGTCCGGCTATTCGGTCGTCCCAGGTCATTAAGATGCCTGTAATAGCCCCACGTTCGTCCACAAACGTATAATCTCGCCCATGGTTAATATAGAGGCCGTATCTCATGCCGATACCCACCTTCCGTTTTCTTTGGTGACCAACTTAAGCTCAAGATCCGGATACCTAGAGTCAAACAACTTCTTCTTGATGTTGAAGTCTTTTGTTCTCACCCCTTTCACGTCTATGACCACCGTCTGTCCCGCCTCCTTGTACTGGAAGTCTGCACGGTAAACGATGCCTTGAATGTTCTTGCCATTCTTCTTGAATGAATCTAGCAATGTGAACCGCGGCTGCAGCTCCAGGTCCGTAATCGCCCCGGCACGTTGCAAGAGCATCAGCTGCCGGTAATACTCGGACTCCATCTTGCTGTCGAATTGAATGCCGTCAACTTCGGTTCTTTTTGCGCCGTACTTGTTTGCTCTCATGTTGCCCCTCCTTTGTGACCGGCTCTGTTCTAACATCAACAATAATCTTTGCCCATTTCGCTGCCTTCTCAGATATTGCATCCATATCGCCCTTGGCAACAACGCGCCCCTGCACTAGCAGCTGATATTCGACGGGCTCGTGTCTGATAATCATGCGGCCTCCTCCATTCAACTGATTTTCAAATCCTTCTGTATCCATCTAGCTGCTTTATACTCTTCAATTCCCTCCTGAATTTCGTGCATTCCGGCATCCGGAAACAGGTTGTACAACATTTTGGCATTCGGAATGCACTCGTTCATGTATCTGTGCTGCTTCAGGTATTCGTAAACAGTCCATCGATCCATAACGTCACTCCTAACCGTTGTAGTCCTCGTATTTTTGAATCCAGCCTTTGAACAGATAGCGAAAGCTCTGTATTCCTGTATCCCGGCCCTTGGCTATTGTTGATTGAACAACGACCCCATCCCGGCTTTGGTCGTCCGGATCCTGCCAAAGAAATTCAATGATGTCTGCCTCTTGTTCGATTTCTCCTGAGTCCCGGAGATGTTGGAGCTGTGGGGCTCCTTCCGCGCCTTCCCGGTTCAGCTGCGCCAGAATAATAATCGGGCATTGAATCTCCTGGGCTAGCCATTTGAAACGCTTGGCCACCTCGCCTACTGCTCGGCTCCAGGTTTCACCTTTGTTTTGCTTAATGTTCATCCGCGTTAAGTAGTCAACCAGGATTGCCCCTATCTGCCCTTTCTTGCGTTTGATCTGTCTTGCAGTAGCCACGATATGATCAATCGTTACGCCGGCCGAATCCTCCACATAGAAAGCGTTGCTGTTGAATTTGGCATGCGCTTCCTTCAAGCGATCTACCTCAAAGGGGTCAAGGGTTTTCTTTCGGATTCTCGAGAAGTTAACTCCGCTCTCCGTCGATAAGATCCGGTTTTTTAGCTGGTTGAAGGTCATCTCTTGAGACCAAACCAACACATCACCTACATTCTGCTTGGATATACTCGCCGCCATTTGCATAGCTTTTGCAGTTTTACCGATACTCGGACGGCCAGCAAGGATATAAAGCCACCCCCTGCCGATACCTCCGGACCATTCATCAAAATTCCTGAATCCGGTTTGGATGTTTTCAGTCGTGCTCGACAAAAATTCAAAGTAATCTTCCTGGGTCTCGGAAAAACTTTTCATCTTTCCGCTCGTATCCGGCCGCATGTAGGTATATAACGAGTCCAGGAGTTGCATATACTCTTCTATGGTTTCAAAGTCATCTTCCAAGGTCAGGCGCCGGATGTCCTCTGATAAAGTCATTCCTTTGCGCTTAACAGACTCCCTCTTTATCAGTTTGGCGTAATGTGGCGCGTATGATGCTGTATACTCGCTATTTGCAAGCGAAGTGAGAAATGAAAGGCCACCCATTTCCTCCAAAACTTTATCCTGCTGAAGTCTGTTTGAAATAGTGATAACGTCAATCGGTTCGTTTGCATCATAGAGTTTTTTTGCAGCTGACCAAATGTGCCGGTATGAATCAGTTATAAAATCATCATCAGAGAGAGACGCGGCGATTTCGTCCATCGCCTTTGAATTGACCAGGATCGACGCAATAATACCTCTCTCGGCCTCGATTGACTGATTAAAGGTTAACGGCTTCTCCGTTTGTGAATTCATTCCGATTCTCATTCTCCTTTTGCAGATTCATCAAATGCTGCTGGTAACTAATCTCTTTTTCCTTCAGCTTGTCCTTTTTAGAAACAACCTCAAGTTTTACAAGAGACTCTTTCTTTGTCTTACCTTCTCTTCTCAACCGATCAAGGATGGACATTGCATAAGCAACGTTCTTACCCTCTGATTGCTTAATGGCTGATTCCACTACCTCAAAATCAAACTCACCGAGATAAGAACAAAGCTCTTCGAGTTGGAAAATACCTTTGCAGATGAGGTTGTATTTATTAACGAGTGTCATGACTTTATCAGAATCAGACACACCACCTTCTGTTCCCTTCTCTTCAGTTCTATTCTCTTCTGTTCTGTTCTGTTCAGGAGGAAATTCCGGGAAGTTCCGGGAAAGTCCAGGAATATCATTATGGTTTGAAGGTGGTTCCGGGAATTTGGACTTAGTTCTTTTGTGCAATCCTTGCTGGTGATTATCGAAATTAACGATTTGGATGTACTTATCAGAACCAACCTCGTACCAGATTAACAAGCCAGCATCATGCAGAGATTGTATTGCTCGTTCAACGTCCTTAATGGTTTTATCCAGCATCGGAACGACAAGAGCTTTAACTTTTGCCGGTGACCCAGTCAACCTACCGAAATCGTCAGTGTGTGGGATGATCCACGTGAACAGCAGCATGTCAAAAATATTAGGCAATGTGTTTACCTTCTCCGATATGCTGATGCTCTTACTAATCATTCTTTTTTCTGCCATGGCTTACACCGCCTTGTGGCTGTCTCTTTCGATCTTTTCAACAATGGCTTTAACAATATAATCGTGTTTAGTTTTGATTACTGATTTTTCAAGTGCTTTTTGAATCTCTTCGTGAAAGTACTGATCCATCCGGAGTGGAAATGTTTTAATTTTGTTAGGAGTCATTGGTAACCACCTCGTATCAATTTGGTAATTAGATTGTAACATGTTAGTTACTAAATTGCTACTACTTCATTGCAATTTTGATATCATTTGTTTATTCTTTTTTTGTCATAATTTATAGTGAAGAAAAAACAGTGAGGAATTGAAATTTTGATATGATACAACCAAAGTTGCATATATTAATGGGTCAAAATAAAATTAAAAGCATCCGGCAGTTGTCTGAGAAAACGGGAATTTCTCGGGCTGCGCTCACAAAACTATATGATGGTGAAGGTAAAGGTATTGAGTATGCTACGCTCAACACCCTTTGCACCTTCTTCAACTGTCAGCCTGGCGAGCTCCTGGAGTACGTTCCGGATTAGGCGAGGCGCCTAACCAAACTCCTTTCGAGCTCGTCAATCCGTTGTTGTGAGAACCTAATCATCTCTTCAGCAGTTTCACGCTGTCCTACATTTCCGTATTTCCTCGACTCTTCAAGTTCGCCTTCCCAATACGTCTGGTTTTCTTTCCATGCGGCGATATCTTTTCTGATCTGCTCTCTATTCATGGGCTGCCCCCTAAAGTACTAATAAAATGATGAATGCGTAAACGAATAATGCGATACCGATCGTAACGGCTGATGCTTGGATGACTGTGATTGCCATGTTGCCGATCCAGTTAATCATGCTTCAGCCTCCTCACGGCTCTTTAGACGCGCTTTCGCCCTGTCCCTATATTCTCGTGCCAACTGCCTGGCATCATCCCTTGTATCGCATTCTATAAAGCCTGTTGGGGTGGATTTATCAGTTATGAATGCCTCTTTGCCATTGACGATGATTTTAGGGAAGTATTTGGTATACAGATCGTCATTGATCCAGAATGATTTATGTTCAGTCCTGATTCGGTCGCTTACTTCTCTGATTTCGCTCATGCTTCAGCCTCCTTGATGTATCCCAGGATCCCGGCTATTTGTTCGATTTTATCTAGTTCGACTTCATTCCAATTGGTTTTGCTCACTTTATTGAAAAGTGCTATATAGTATAATTTAGCTTTTAATTCCTCTGTAACTGGATAAAGAAAAATTCCCTCCCAATTGTCGAGTTTGCTATATCCGTTTATGAAGGTTCTACCGTCCTCAGTTTTGATCCATCCTTTTGGTGTAATCTTTTTGATTTTCGTAATAACATCCCCGCGCCATCTCGTTGAATACGATACTTCATCGCCTACTTTAAGTGATTTCAACCATTCCTGCTTTTCATTGTTCATACTTCATCCTCCCCTGGGAGGTTAATAGTCGCGAAATAAAACACTGAAAACTCATCAATTCCACTTCTATCAGGCGGAAACCATCTAGGAGGTTCCTCATCCCAATAGCGTTCAAAAGAGGCAACATCGACAGCATGCCCATCTGAGACAAGATATGATCTTCCTATTTCCGGTGGATTCTTTGGATCATACTTTTTCCAAGGTATTTTATATACTACTTTCACTCGATCGGAAAATTCGTTCATGTCTTCCCGACATTCTTGACATAGATCATCGTTAGGAAGTGCTTCTTTTACTCCGCAGTCTTCACATCTCTTTTTCATGCTTCAGCCTCCTTATCCATTACTGCTAATAGAAATTCACGAGTATACCATCCTTCAAACCCCGGTCTTGTCATCAAGTAAATATGTTGTTCAGATTCTTCGTGCCACTCCTTGCAGCGAACAGTCCAGTCATAGCGCCCGTTCTCTTCTTGCATTGGAATGATGTCACCGACCTTTATCTCTTCCCGTGTCATATCTGCTTGCCAGTCCCGATTATCTGACATCTTAGCGGCCCTCCTTTGGCTCTCCACAGGCTTCTTCATAAGACCAATACGATGGGCACTCTTTGCTATTTGGAGCCATCTTGGTATCACTGAGGCTTTCTGACACGCATTCATTCCTATCTTCGTTTCGGATTGGGTGATACATGTTCCAATAGCATTCAGTGCAGGAGCATTGTCCGTCCCAATCGCCTTGCATTTCTCCGATCTTGGTGAATATCCGGTCCATGTCATCTAAAATGTTGGTTTCTTTATTCATTGGTTACCTCCAGTAGAGATGGATTTTCGAATTTGTTACCTATGACCTCGGCATAATGCCTCTCTCGATGTAAAAGCAAGCTGCCACAACATAGCTCCATTCGATCGTTGTATCCGACTTCGTAATTTCCGTTTATCTGCATCGGCCCTTCGAATGGATGTCCTTGAATTTGGACTATATCCCCTTCATAGATATCCTTTCCGTTACGGTCTATGTGGCCTGTAGACTGCATGAGGACATACTGTTCAGAACAATCTATTTCCACTTTCCCACCGCCACCGAAAGTACACCATTCCTCGATTTCGTAGATACTGCCTTCACCACTAATCCATATGTCATTCCGGTTGAACGCCTCCGGATCCAACATAATATTGAATTTCTTATCCCACGCTCTGAATTTAATTTCACGCATCTTTGTATCCCTCCTAATCTATAAAGACCATCTGCTTGTGGCTATTCCGCACCAGGTCAGGAAGCTTTTAGCCTGCGAGCAGTAACCGCGAGTATCAAACGTGAAAGGTACGACGCTTTTGTCAGGGCATGACTTCGAAATCCCTAGTCTTCGTTCCGCCTCATCGTAAAACAGATAAAGTTCGTCGTTGCCTCCTTTCAATGCCAGTTCCTTTTGAAGATTCGCGTTTAAACATATCCGATTTGATTTGTCGATCGTGATAAAAAGGTCATCCATCCGTTTGTCGATTCTACTAATTGGTTTTAATGCTCCCATTGGGCAGCCCTCCATTTGGTTTATTTACCTGATATGCCGTCATCAAATTTGATTCCGTACACTTTCAGTAATTTTTTTTGTGATTTGTCCCTTTAAACACCGCCCGAATCGATTCCGTACACTTCTTTGAGCGATTTCAGTAAATATAGGGACAAGAATTTTTGTTTTTGGGACATCAAAACCAAATATTTTTTTAATAACCGGTGGATTGGCGTTCAAGCTATGCCTCCGGTTCTTTTATTCGCCTTTGCGATCTTGTCCAGTAAAATGGGCTGCCATATCCGTTTATTGCTGTGTACCATGGCATGATGGTTATAGCAGAGGAGCACACAGTTATCAGGCTCATAGACGCCTCCACCGCCTCCCATACCGCCGTATACAACACGGTGAAGGTGAAGGCCCGGGCCGGGCTCTCCGCACAGCAGACAGTGGTTTCCGTCTCTCTGCTGCACGATGGCCCGGGTCTTCTCTTTGCTTGATTTATTTAACACTTTGCGCATTGCCTTACTTGGTTTCCGGTTGTGATGGTCCAGGATATTTTTCCGCCATGGGGCTACTGACTTATTTTTCTTTTGGAGTGCCATACAATCACGCTCCTACATAGTTGGTAAGAAGATTGATGAATTCATGCGCTTGGCTTTTGCCCAGTTCTTTCAAGCTCTCTTGACCACTGATTTCCTCAATCATTCGACGGAAGTCATCTTCGAGTATGTGCTTGTCGTTCTTCAGTTTGTGGCAATATTTGATTTGGGCCTCAGTTATCAGGTTGTTACCTGCTGGCGGTTGGCTTGTCCGCGGTGCGCTTGGTGGTGCAGCTGGTCTGGATGTCTGTGCCGGACCTGCGCTTGCTGCATTGCCGTCGTCATCGTCTCCAAGAGATAGGGACAAGGCCGCAGCGTAACTGTAACGTCGTGCATATGTGATTGCAGATCCGGCGCCCTGCGGGTCGAGTTTGACCGGTTTAAGCGTCAGGGGCTCAGTCTCAATCCATTCTCCTGAGTCGTGGAGAATCATGGTACGAACCGTAATTTTCTCCCCGTCCCCACCCGGGAACTGCATCACCGTTAGGCCGTGCTTATGAAGAATGGGCTTGGTTTCATCAATCATATGGTCCAGAGATGTATATTGTGATTTAAAATGTGGGTTCGTGGAGTCGTGAGAGATGGATTTTACCTCTCCATTGAAGGCCACCAGCGCCGCCGCGATCTTATTAATGGTTTCGCTTTTACTGCACATGAGCTTCACTCTCCAATTCATAGGTGACCTTGACTGGAACCGTTCTAAAATTGTGGGGATCGTCTGGGCCGTATCTTCCAAGAAGCCACACTTCCAAATCATCAATCCGAGAAAACCAAACCGCATCCATGAAACCCTCTACTGGTTGAGAGTGAAGGTCTACAAAATGCCCATCTTTATGCTGAGGTACGTACCGATATTTAATTTCCATACCGTCCAACCTTCCTTTGTGATATAATCGAAGTAATTTCATTTTGAAAATGCATTTCCCGGGTCGCTGTTGCTGCAGCGGCCTGTAATCGTTTATGAGCCAGATAAGCGTTGTACTTATAAATCCGATAAAGCTTGTTGTCCAGTGTCCCTCGTGTTTTCGCAATCTTCGCCAGCTCTAGGAATGTCCTTGTGGTTGTCATCGTTCTTATCCTCCTTTTTGTTTTCACCTCCCCAGCCGTAGTAGGCTAGTACATCTTCCAAGCTTTTGAACGTCTTGACCTTCACGCTGATTTATTCAACTCCCATTCCTTCATGGGTTGCACCTCTATGATCTGGTAGCCCTTTTCCTTCATCTCTCGTCTCAGGCTCTCTTCATCTATTGCAGACCATCCAAAGAGCCGACCGCATTCCGTTTGAACTCTGAACTCTGTTAACTGATTAGCTGATGATGGCGCCGCCGTCATATCGATGACCTCCCGCCTCTTTAATGAAGAAGTTTGATACGCACCGATCCGTGCTGAAGAAATCCCCGTCGATTACGATGTATTCGTCATGGTAAATGTTGATCTGGTCCCGGCAGCCGCATGTGCAGAAGCGAACCGGTAAGGAATTTAAAGGAACAACTGGAGCCAACATTGGATTTTCGATATCTCTCAGGTTTTTAGCCACTTTTCTTACCTCCTGTTTTGGTTTCTTTGTCTGACTTGGCTTGTCCAAATTTACGAAGAGCTTGAATAATTGCTTCTTTGAAGTTAGGGCCGGGCTTTTCCGTGATCTTCATTGGTTCACCACTTTCGGCAGCTTGGTCATCAGCTTCACATAATCAGCTTTCTTGTTATTTCCGAAGTCTTTAAGGATGGTCTTCTTGATTTGTTCTGCCATCGGGCCGATCGTCATTGTCGCTTTCATGGTGGGCCTCCTTATATACAATTAATTGAACGGAAGGTATAATTTATCTGGATTATTTAAGCTGTTTTTAACTTCTCAATTTTTGAGATATTTTTCTTAAAAAAAATCGAGGGGTCTACTTCCAATCCATCTCTGCAAATTTTTTCGTAATCCTCAACAGTCATGGAAGAATTCCCGTTTACGATACGATAAAAACGTTGAAGACCAATACCAGAACGTTTAGCAACTACTTTCATAATTAAACCGTTTGAATTAATGTACTCCTTGATTTTCTCATTAATCTTCATTTCATATCACCTCTTTTCTCAATTTGTGAGATTTTATATTTATAATATAATTCTCATTTTATGAGATGTCAATATATAATTCTTATTTTTTGAGATTAGATTTCTTAAAAAATGAGTAATGTGATAATATTTCTCAAGAGGAGGGAAACCATGAGTGTATTGGGAGATCGTCTTAGGGCTGCCCGAGATAAAAAGGGTCTAAGCCAGATTGAAGTTTTCCGAAGAACAAAAATAAACAACAAGACATTAAGTAGATATGAAAATGGTGGAACTGAGCCAGATATCGATACATTAAAATTGTTAGCAGACTTATATGAGGTATCTGTAGACTACCTTACTGGATTCGATGAGAACGAAAGCCAAAGAAAGTACGGAGAGAAAACAAAAGAAGAATTGATAATTGAGGAAAAGATGAAATTAGCGGAGCAAATATTAGCTCTGCCGGAACATGAGAGAAGATTAATCGAGGATATGATTAGAACATTACAAAATAAAAATAATTAAACCGATCTCCCCGGGTAAGACCGGCTCAGACTAAATTAATCCATTAAGTTTACAACTCTTAGGATTGCTTGTTCTAACTCATTATCTGCTGTTGAAACTTGGAGTAGTTCAATGAGTTGGCCTTTGCTTGTCTGAAGTATGAACCTTATTATTTCTTCGTCTGACATAGCGTCCAGCTCCGTTCGTAAGTAATCGCTCGTGTTATATCTATATTAAGCGAACAAACGTTCTTATTCAACAACAAAATAGTTAAGCGAGGCATGATCATGGGGTACAAACCTGGTCGATGCCTACTGTCACAAAGGCTTAAAGAGATCAACAAAAACCAACAATGGCTTAGTGAAAAGACCAGCATAAGCAAAACCCAAATCTCTGATTACGCCAACAATCGTAAAGTCATGATGATTTGGACAGCGAAAACTATTGCCGAAGCTATTGGATGTTATATTGATGACCTCTACGAGTTTCCTTTAGACAGTAAGGTATGAGTGGCGATGCCGCTCACGACCGGAGGAAAAGTACTCTAGGTGAAGAACTAACAGCGCTGTTAATACCTCGCAAGTTAAATGTATCATCCTATTCCTTATTTTTCTAATGATTTACCATTTTATTGCAATGGGAATATAGGGTAATAAAATACATAATCCTCCTATACTTACTTACCCAAAAAATCAAACAATTAACTATCTTGATATTCATGACAGTTTAATAGCAAAAAAATAAAACCCCCGTTTATTCGGGAGTTCTATATGCACCTCTATAGTCAGTAAGTTCTC